TACTTTAGTATGGTCTTCCTTTTTAATGATCTCTTTAATCCAGGCAACTAAAATATCCCTGGCTTTACTTCGGATCTTTCTTATCTGTTTTGGATTCATATTAAAACCATCATAAATAAAGATAACAATGTTATAAATCCAAGAGCAGCAAAGATCATATAAAATGGATTCATTTTTTTTTAATAGTATAGAAACTATACTTCACGGTTAACTCTGTACCACCTTTAATATCTTTAAGAGTAACTAAATTATATTTTGTAAAATCAAATTTAAAATCAGGATTATCCATATTTGTAAAATATAGTTTAGCTTTATGACAATTGGGATCATCAGAATGATTTAGGAATCCACCTAAAGGAGTTCTAATTAAAGTATCCTTAAATTTAATATGAGTCATACCAAAGTTAGTTCCTTTAGGCACAAATAATTGTGTGAAAACCCCAAGTCCTTGTATCTTACTCGGGGAAATTGTAAGGCCTTTAGGTAAAGGCTTATACATCTTTAATTATCTTTTTGATGTCTTCTTCTAACTTTGCACCAACAGAGTTGGCATGATTAATTACAGCAGCACATAAGTTTGCATGGTACTTAAACTCCTTTAGGGCATCCCTTATTTTAGCCACAGGCTTACCACCATAATCAAGAACAATTGCATTATTACGATTCAGCCCAATCTTTAGTTCAAATAAAAGACCTGTGTGCTTGCTGATATCATTTTTTTGCATCAGTTACACCTGCACTTTGCTTTTTAACAAAGTCAGACCCTATTTGTGGATCTAATTGACTTAAAGTTGCAAGTGAATTCATTAACTTAACAACTTCAGCATAGGGTTTACTCATTAGATACCTCATGATTTCCGTCAATTGTGTAGAACTTATTAAGTAAGTTCTTTGGGGTGGTTGTGTTGTTGTCGTAGACTTATCTTTTGCGTTAGTAGCCATCTTTCTTTTCTCCTTCTTGTTATATTATTATCCTCTAAACTGATAATATTTATCTTCAATTAAATCTCCATTTAACAAATAAGGATTATCAATCTTCTTATTATCATAAAGTTCTCTTAGGTCCCTTATGGTTTGGTTTAATGTTCTATGTTGTTGAAGACAACCACAAACTAAATCCTCAACTTCAATCAGTGCATTTTTAACTTGACCCATTATTTGACTCCTGTTCTTTTTTACATTTATTAAACTTATCTAAAATAATTTTTTGCTTCTCAACTTTCTTTTGAATAGCTATTATTATTTCATAATAAGAATTCATTTTTCCCATTTCTGCCATATGATCACCGTGACTATACTCTTTTTGTTTCATTCAACCTCCTTTACTAATCTATCTAAATACCACTGTGCTTTTTTTAAATCCTCCAATGGCTCTCCTTTAAATTTATATCTTGAAATATACTTCAAGACATTACCTTTCAAGTAACCATGATATTCATCGTTGGTCATACAATCCTGAATAACATCAATAGTTTCTTTTTTACCATACTTATAATGTGGTGGGGAATTAACATTATCATTTTTACTAAAAATAATATCATTAACTTCAGCACCTATTTCTGCTTCATCTGCCATATTTTCTTTTAACGGTATTGTATTCCAAAGTTTCAATATCGTATTCTCCTTTATAGACATTCCTTTTAATAATTAAGCCACTCCACCACATATGTTGCGTATTACGAGCATAGTCTTCTTTATGATGCAAATAACATCCAGCGGATAGTCCCATAACTTTTCTCCCTAATGGTAATGCACAAACAGAATAATCAAATAAATGGCAATGACCAACAGTTGATGATACCTTATTTTTTAATAAGAGAGAACGAGCGATATTGTCCCCGCTAATAGGTTTACCCAAAATACCAGTAGGATAATTATGACAATAGTGTATGCCGTCAATAACAATTGGATCTTGATATGGAATAACCTCCCAACCAAATTCTTCAAATTTAAAATCCTTTGTACCAATTGTCCCGTCAAGTTCTGGTGTTTCATTTATTACCCTATCTATCCTATCCTCATGATTACCTAGTAACATGACTTTTCTAGATCGTCTTCTATTAAGACCTTTGTTAAATTTTTCCAATGCGTCATGTGCATGGTCTATATCTTTCTTATATCTTCTACCTTCGAAAGATTTCTTTCCTTTATCATAACTTGATAAAGAATCCATACTAGAAAGGTCTCCCATGCATACTATGGTATTTGGTTTTAGATCTTTTGCTAATTTTCCTGCCCATAAAAATCTATCATTGCTTGCCTTGGGGTTACAATGAGGATCTCCTATTACTAAATGTGTTACCATTAGTTTAACTCCTTGTTGCGTTTACGTTTTAGATATTTTAAAAAATCAATAATATTTTCATCATTATCAAATTTTGCTACGTCATCAATTCCTCCATTTGGTTTATGTTTATATTTATGATCATCTGCAAATCCTTTTATACCTAGTAAAAAAGTAGAATGGGGATCTGTAGTTGCCTGCTTTATCATACCTCGTGCAATAGTAGAAGTCAATTCAAATTGTTCATCACTCATTTTATTGCGACCATCGAGTACAATTCCACAACTAAAGCCTTTTTCCCATGGGGTAATTAAAACTTTAATTGAATTTATAAAAGGAAATTTAGTTTTTTTATTCATATCAATTTAATGTTGGCGTATCAAATGGCCTAACATCTTCTTTAACTGTTTCTAGAATTTCATCTATTAATAAATCAAAATCTTCTATAGGTAAAGATGTTTTATATAATCTTAAAGCTTGAGCAAGTAACACTCCTGAAACTGCCAAAGGATCATGGTGTTTACAAAGTTCAGTCATCGTCTTAAAGACTTGGTTGTAAATAACGTCTGCTTCACTTGAGTTTATCTTTTTCATATTTTATCATTACAGGTTCTGTTAAAAACCCTACATTATTTAACCTCATAAAATGTTTTGCATCAACAATAACCAAAGGATTCCTATGGTTCATTTTAATAAACACTAAAGGCTCCTGACTTCCATGCGAAGTAGCTTGATCATAGGCATCATACATTTTTTTCCATCCTTCAGTATTCTTACATTCAATATCATAAGGGAACACCTCTCGTGCTTTCTTAGATAGTTTAACATCAGCACCACGTTCTCCCATGATAGCTACCTTAATATCATCATCGGTAAGGGCAAGGAATAGACCCCTCAAACTATCCCTCACCCAGTTCTGTAGCCTACGCCCCTTGGCTTTTCGACTTCTCGTAGTTGTCATCTTTCCTCGGATTGTTTACTTCAGTATACCAAACCCACTTAGGGTTTTTACCTTGTGACTGCTGTTGCGGTAACAACTGCAGTTTACTTCCCCAACAAGGAAGTTTGTATGGGCAAAATGAACACACTGTACCCAAAACTCGGTTACCTGTTTTTTTAGTTCTATAAGTTTCCTCAATCTCTTCATAACATTTTTTAAAAGGAACTTTATTTTTTAATGCTTCTAGATTTTCTTTAGCTGTCTTAATAGCTTTAACTCTATACTCTTCATCGGCAAGTGGAGTCTTACAAACTGTCCATTCACCAGTTGATTTATTAATTACAATCCACCCACCGAAAGGTATCTTCTCACTTGCACCATACAGGTATCCTTGAGAAGCATACCCAAATGCATCATCCTTTACAACCTCTTCAAAACCACCTGCTGTCCCGAATTTCTTTTCAAAGGAATAAGGTGATGCACTTTTAATATCCCAAACCTTTGAATCAATCTTAACATCAAGCCTACCTTCAAGCGATGTTCCATTAAATTTATAGTTAACATTCTTTTGTTCATCTTTAATCTCCACTCCTGCTGACTTTAAAACAAATATTGCTAACGCCTCAATCATATCCCCAAAAGTATTTCGTATTTTAACATTATAGGGTTGACCTTCGCCCTTTATATTTTTTGCTTCCATTTGCAATTGGCACAAAGGTCTACCTATATTGGACATTCTTGGTCGAAATCCATCCCTGCGTTTTTCTGAAAACTGTTTTTGTAAAGCTAGCTTACATGCTTCACCAAACTCTTCAACAAGTTTATCAGAAATTTTAGCAGGTTCTTTTGAAACCCTGTCTAAATACAACTGTACTTTTGAGAGGATATCCGTCATTATCTTGATAGTACTTCTGCTGGATCTTCTACTTTAGAAACTATTGTAGCAGATTCTCCATCATTAGAACTATATTTATTTTTCTTAGCAGTCTTATAAAGATCTACAACTTCAATATTTTCTGTATTAATAACTTCTTGAAATACAGTTAAAGTTTCTATATCTTCTTTAGACATTTGCAGATTAGCATCAGCATTAACAGAAATTTCAGGAATATAATATACATTCCCACCTTTCTTCTGTCTTTTAGAATCAATTGAAAACGTACAAGAAAACATTAATTTCTTACGTTTATTAATTTGATCCAACGCAGAACCTACAGGAGAAAAGGCTGTTCCAGAAACTCTCCATAACACAGGAAGATTTTCAATTGTATGCTCTTGTCCATTTGCTTTTATTCCTTTAAAGGACAATAAACCATACAACAGTCTATAGCATCTTATAGTTCTTTGTTCTGCTAATTGTTCAGGTGTTAAAGATGGTCTTTCCTTGAAAG